TCTCATTCTGTTGCATAGCTGCTTGTATCCTAGCAAGTGCAGCAGGATCTCTTGTCTGCTGTAATTGCTGTTGAAAGGTAGCTTGATAACCTTGTGTCTTTACAATTTCATCGTAGGCCCGTTGTAATTGAGGCGTTACGGTGAATTCCATTGCCAATATTAAACCTTCAGTTTCGGCACGCTTATTGTTTAAAAATTCATCAAACTCTGCACGCTCGACTTTAAGTTGTCTTGCATCTTCACTAATTGCTGCTCCTTGGCCTAGGATAGCCGCTGCCTTCTTAGCATCTATCTCGATGGTCTTTCCATTGCGTTTGAACCTAAACTTAGCGTTTGGATTCTCTTCGGCAAATTCTAGAAAATCGATGATATCTGCACTGGTCGAATCACCGTCGCTTACCTCTTCAGGGGCGGGCGTGTCATCGTTGGCTGGGTCATCTTCAACTTCTGTTACTGCAACTTCTGGCTCTACTAAATCGGTATCGCTGTCGGCGACGCCTTCTGGGGCCACAGGGCGTTCATCAGTTGCCACTGAAGAATTACCTGTCCCAACTTGTTCTGGTTGCTGTGGACGATTACGCTCTGCGACATTTCGCATTGCGGTCATCTTGGCAGCAATTGCATCCAGCCCAGTGTTGGCTTCTTTGACAGGGACCACCTCGGCAACCGGGTTGGGTTTGTCATTAACTAGGACTTCCATACTTTTCCTTTATATAATATCCGATGGGGCCTGTTGGCTTACCACCTTATCTTTATACCATTTTGCTTTTTGCAAACTAGCTATAAATCCATCAATTCCAGCTAGAGAATTACTTATTGCAATTCTCTGTAAATTTGTTTCTGCGGTGTGACCGCTTACTGCACTTAACTGATCCAATAATTCAAACTTGTAATGGTGTATAAACTGTGCAAATTCTTTGTTTGTCAATAAATTTTCTGCACTACTACCGTATTGTTTGACGCGATCCAGTTGTGCCGGAGTCATCTTTTTAACATTATTTAAATCTATGCGGATTCTACTGTTAAAAGAATCCGTTACTTGATCATCTATCATTTCAATTCAGTTCCGTTCTTAATTTATTTAGTATCGCACAGCTTTGTCTTCTCCGATCAAAGCTATGGCTTCCAGTTGCTTGTCTGCGGCTGTGCCCTGCACACTGGCAATAATTTCCTGTGTTTTAGCCTTGGACAATTCTGCGTCGGCTAATTTCTTTTGATCATCTGGGCTTGGTTGTTTCTGGCTGGCAGCTTGTTGTGCCTGCGTGACCATTTCCATGACTTCTTCTTCTGTGGGCAAGTAAGCATCTGCATCTTTGATGCCCAATACATACAACATGTCTTCGTAGGGTTTGCGTAGTTTACTAAAGGCCTTGGCAGTCAGTGCACCACTTTGCACGCCGGCAGTGACTTCTTGTGTTAATTGTGTCTGTGCTTGTTTAATAACTGTTAAACGTTGAATACTGTTTTCTTCACTACGCATACCCAACGCTAGTTCAATTTTAATAGTTTTGCGTTCGTTGAAATTCATAGCATCGAAACGTTCGAAGTCCATGAATTCAGGTTTGCCTTCTGGATGGAATTCTGCTGCTAGTTTACGCACACCGTAGTCATCTCCAAAAGCAATCAATGTTCTCCAAATTAACCAAATAGCATCTTTCAATCCTTCGGCACAGTTCTTAACTGTGTTGTCTTGTATAATTTGGTTAGGAGTCAGTGCAAGTTGTAATTTGGCACCACTGTTGCCGGGACTCATGACTTCCGGATTGAACACATCACTGGGAGTGGTCATACCTACCATGGCCATGCTGTCTTGTTGTATGCGATTAATAGCTTGGTCAATGAAACGAATGTCTCCGCTGGGCGCAGGCATTGGATATATGTCTTTGGCCGGATCGAACTTGCTGTCCAAGATAAAGATAGCAGCTTCGCCGTCTTGCATCATTTCGAAGTCAACGCGATCTGGCTTAACACCAATACGTGCTGTGGCCTGTAATAGACCTAGATGTAGTTCTGCTCTGTGTCCAGCAGTCATATATTCCTGCATGGGCACAACACTTTCTGCCACAGCCATACCATAGAAGTTTTGTGCCAATGGCTTTGGACACATATTGGCAATAGGAATAAATTCTACTTCTTTGGCACTGATAACATATTGACCACTGTAAACTAATTCAATTAATTCTAATTCACCGTCGTTGTCAATGTCGTAACGGTTATAAACTGTGAGCACAGTGACTTGACGTGCTTCTGGTTCTTGCGCCGAATAGCCCTGTGCAGGTAAGCCATTGATAGGCACACTGTCACGGGCGTGTATGGCCAAGTTGTTTAACAATGAACCAGCTTGATAACTGCCCACGTTGCTGTATTCAGCATAGACTTTAAACTGTTCTAGATCGATGTCAGGATATAATTCTGTGGCTTCTTGTATGCTCATTGGCTTGTAGAATCCGCAGAAAGGTTGTTCTTGAATGTCGATCACTGTGGGATCGCACATAAAGTAATGTTGTGCGATAGGACGGAATTTAACGTTTAAGTTATAACCAGTTAACTTATATTTGGCTTCGTAGATTGTGTTGCGTGTGATAGCATCGCTTAACAATTGATCTGCTTCGTCTAGGCCCATGGGCGCTGACTGTGCTGCCAATGGTCCCACAGCTTCTGCGCTAACTTCAGTGTCTAACTCATCGATGGTTACTTGTAAACCAATTTGACTTTTTTGTTCTGCGGCTGCTTGCATTTCGCTGGGTAATTCTTTCATTACCGTTTCCATGTCGACGTTGATTTTACGACGTTGTGTGCGTAATGCTGTTAGTCCACCATCTGCTGCTTGTTGTTCGAATGCTCGCAATTGATCCATGGTGCCCTGTGTGGTCACATAACGCACAAAACTTTCACGCATGGGGCTGATCATCATTTCGCCATTTTTGTGCAAGCAAGCGTCCATGACCCAGTGTTGTAAGATAAAGTGTGGATCGTTGTTTTGATTAATTAGTTTATGAACCATGTTAGTGGCTTGACGGGCAGCAACTTCATCTGCACTGTTATCAGCCACGAATTCAAAATTAATTTCACCGTTTTGTGCAATGCCTTTGGTAATCACAGCAGTTGCATAATCAACAATGGGCTTGACCACCGGGTGTATGTAATCAATACCGTTTACTGGCGCAGTAGAATCACTGACTGGCAACATTAAGTATTGATAATCCGAGTTCCTATTAATGGAATTCTTTGTTGCTAAAAGTCTTAAGTTTGCTGCACATTTGGCATCTAACAGACTTTTCATTTTAACAAACCGTGCCATCATTCCGGAATGGCCATTCAAATTACTAATAACTACATTTCTTAAATCTAGCACGATTTATTTTCCTTTGTTCTTTTTTGCTGTTTTAGCAGCTTGTTTAAAAGCCCGGGCGGTAGGAGCTCCGGGCGTGCCGGGCTTACGCATACGCTCCGGGGAGCCGGCAGCTATGCGTTTTCTTTTAGCCTGTATGTTAGCATAAAGTCCTGGTAATTTTGCTTTCATTTGCAACCCCAACGTTTTCTAGCGGCTAGACCGCGGTCACCAGTCCAACTTTCACTGCGGGCACAAAAACTATCGTGCCTGGCGCCTTTCTTTTGCGGGGCTTTCAAATTGCTGCCGGTTTCTCTGTTGTATTTGGCACGACCTTTTGCAGTAAGCCCAGCGCCCTTGCTGACTGGTAACTTCTCACCGCGTCCCACACTAAGATTGACTTTTTTCTTTGGCATTAATAGACCTTGTATAGATTATTTAGCGTTATGCAACACTGCCCTTTTCTGAGTCCCAGGCCTTTTTCCATACTGGCTTCTCAGCATAGCGATTAGCTTGCCAAACTCGCATGTTGTGTTTAGCTTGTTCGAATTTTCTTTTTGGTGTGCTGGCACTGAATTCTTCGGCGTATCCATTTAAACATCCTAACAGTGCATAACGAGCACTATCAATGCAGTCATCGGGATCACTGAAACGTCCCCGTTCATCTGCGTAATAGTTTTGTGCTTCTCTTAAGAATTCTACACAATTTTCATTGATATGTAAAGTTCCTAGTTCCAGCATTTGCCTCATCATATTTACGCCAAAACTTTTATAGTTGCTGCGACGGCCTTGTTCGTCCGGCGGATTCATGATGGGATCAGGGTGAACATTTAGTTCATATTGTTCAAACAATTGACGTATGCTTAAACTGGTCATTGTGTAACGGCCCGGAGTGCCTGCATCCGGTGGTAACACAATAGGCGTTCCGAATACTTCTGGCCTCATAAGGTGTTGAATGTAATTCATTGGATTGGCTTCTTCTGTGCCTTTGACCACTATCTGTGTGTGTAACCAAGCTTGGCTTTCGTTGGGGTCCCAATACATTAAACTGATCACAGTTTTATCATTGACTAGGCCTAGGTCTAGTGCAATAATGCGATGTAACCCATAAGTGTTACGAAAGTCATAGTCTGCGGTTTTATACGTGGGCCAATTACGAATCTGAAACACTGCACCTTTGCCCATGACCGGCATACCATTACGGCGAGCGTCACGTTCATGCGCTAGATAATCTCGCTCTAACTGCAAACGGGTGGCCATTAATAAGAAAGGTTCGCCCCATGGATCGTATTCAGGACAGTCGTCCCAGCTTACGCGAATATGTTCATAGCCTTCTTCTCTGTGCCAAAACTTGCTGACCAATCCGTTTAAACCTTTTAATGGCGTAAACGAACACATGACCATGCCCTGTGTTGTGGCAGTTCTAGTTACAATTTCACTGAAGAAGTCATCGGGCGGCTGTTCATCGAATACTGCAATGTTTAATTTGAAACCCTGCATTTGACGAACTTCCTGTGTGTAGTTGGCAAACAATAGATAACTGTTGCTGCCGCTGCTGTGTCGTATTTCACAGCCAATACAGTTAGCACCGTCGTTACGCATGGTGTCTAGAACAATGTTGTCTCTGGGTATAGCACCTGTGCCCAATGCGTGTGTCAATTTAACATCATTGGTGCCCAGTAATTCATTTTGCAATACCAATGCAACCTGTTGCCATCCTTCGCCTGCTACCATGACGTTTACAGGTTTATCGAATCGATGACCTTCCCACCAATCAGGATATAGACCAGTGACGTGCATGGCAACTTCATAACAAGTGCTCACTGTCTTACCAATACGGTTAGCAGCCAAGATGCCTCTGCGTGGCCATGATCCGGTCTTAAAGAACCGGCGTTGATGTTCGAATGGTCTAAAGTATTTTAGTTGATTGAACTCCATGTCATCTCGCACTGTTAATACAAGATCTTCTAGCTGCTGTTTGGCAGTAAAGTTCATATGAGTTAGATTAGCGGTATCTAACTTAAGGTCATCGCAGACATAACGCAATGCCCGCCTAACTAGTAGTGCGGGGTCCAGCATTTATAAATCCTTTCGGATCTTTTGCAGATGTTCTGCTGCCGCAGCCAGATATTGTATTTCACTGGCGCTGAGATTCCATGTTGCCGGATCTGACACATCAATGTTTCCACGCTTGTCTAATCCGGCCTGTAACCTTTCCATGACCAAGCGAAGACAGTGTTCGACCTGGCCAGGAAACTTCGAAGAAAAAGCTTCGCGGTGTGCATGATTGACTTTTTGCAGTATACGTGTGTCTTGTATCTGTTTATTGGCCAACATTTGCCTAGCTGTGGGAATGTCCACACCCAGCTCGCGAGCCAATTCTTGTTCACGATTTCGTTCTAGTTCATGACTGTTAGGAATCATATTACCCCCATGGGTTTTCTAGAATACTTTCGCTGCCACCATTAATAATGAATTCGCGATCGATCCATGCGTCCCAAATTGTAGTTTTATTGACTTTTTGTTTTTGCATGTAAGATTTTAATCGTGTGCCCAATGGTGTTAACATTCCTGTTTCTGTGCGTATGACTTGTTCTCCGTTGCGAGGATCAACCCATACATACTTTTCTGGCACTTCTTTGCCGAACTTGTTAACACGAGTGCCAATTGCACGAGTGCTGATAGGGCCTAAGATCTCATAGGTAATCACATTGTTGGTATATTTACGAAACACAACGTCACATTTCTGTCCGCTGGCTTTCCATTCCTGATCAGGATGTGGGAATGTGCGACTATGGAATTGTGTGACCAAATAAGCGTCATGCACTTCACGCGGACGCGGCGGCAATTCTTTCATTGGTTCGATAGGAATTAAATCATTCTTATCTAGATAAGGATTTTCAGTGGCCACTAGCATGTCTGGAATTTCTGCGCCGTTGAGCACATCCAGGGCTGTTTGATATTTGTATTTGTTGCTGCGACCTTTTAGGTCCAAGGCCACGCCAGTTTTATCGAATAAGAACTTTTCCAAGTCTTTGGCTGTGGGGAAGTCTGTCATCAAACCTTCTAGATCATAGAGAGGTTCGGCGATGGCGCGATCCTGAGCAGTCATTGTTTTTTTGAATTCACTGTCTGTAATGCTGTCCAATACTTGTTCAACATCAGTGTCCCATACATTGGGTTTGGTCTTGGCCTCTTTGGCAGCAATCTCTGCGCGAGTTTGTTCTACGTTTGTGGGTTTTTTCATATCTTTTCCTTTCAATTAAAGTCACCGAGCACTATTTGGCTGTTTTTTTCTGCAGGAGGAAACAGCGAAAACTCCTGCATTAAGCATCCTAGTCCACGCTGTTAATACCCGGGACTAAGATATTTAATTACTTGCGAAACTTAACGTTGGTATTTGAATGCACACTTTCTAACGCTGGATTCACGTGATCGCGACGTCCATGGCCGCGAGCTGCAAATGCATCATTGATCACATCGGCCAATGGTGCGCGATTTTGTTTGTCTTCTACGAAATCTGTGCGTTTGCCAGTGCGTGCTGCCATGTTGCCAGTGCGTGGACCCTGTGCTTGGTTGACATTGCTCACGCTTTTAGGATTGCCATGGCCGCTGAAACCAGCAGTGTTCTTTTCTTCATCTATGCGAACCTTGCCGCTATAACTTGGATTCTTAATCATTGTGTTTTCCTTAATTCGAACGCACCGGCGTTACATATAAATTAGCAGTGCCAGTGGTTGTTAGACCAGCTACCCATACATTGCCGCCAGTTAAACCAAAGTCACCAGTAATTGTTTTACTGGTTAAAGGAGGCAGGATTATGCCTAGGCCTGTGGGCCCACCCACTGTGGGATGGTGGACGGCAGCAGCAGCGGCAGCAGTGTTGACCACAGCCACATATGCATAACTTGTTGCGTTTGCATTGAAGATGTCAAATGTTCCTGTAGTGCTGTTTACAAACACTAC